AATTTTATAGCATAATATTATTAGGAATCTACCCCAGCAGGTTTTATCAAAACAAAAGGAGTCTCCTTTCCAGAGGCTCCCTTTTTAATTTGTCTTTATTAGAGCTAGGAGAGTTAAAAAATTCTAGCCCTCCTCAGCCTTCTTTACCCCAACACTCTACCCGAGCATATACAATATACTCCGTAAACTTCAATTTCCTTTTTTAATCAAAAGAAAAAAAGAGCTAATAAGATTAAAAGCTCTTTTTCTTCTTTTTTCTATCATCTTTAATAAACATTCTGGGGAAAGTTTTATTATTATAATTATACTCTATTTTTTATCTGTTGTCAATTTTTAGTTGCTTTTATTTAGTTTTTATATCTTGTTTATCTCTACATTGTTCTAACATATTTTTTAATTGCTTTGGTACTGGTAAACCTGCATTTATTACATTTTCCAAAATACTTAGCCCTTCATTAGCAAAATAAAAACATATAACTAAGTATCTACAATTGTATTTAAAGCCTTTTGTTTCTAGTATTTCATCTGCCAATGCTGCAAGAGCAACAACACAAAACATTGCAGCTTTTCTTGGAATTCCCTTAAATCCTACCTTACTGTTAGTAGAACCACTTTTTGTAGATTTAAATATACCTGTTATAAAGTCTATTACCATCGCTCCAAAGAGACAATAAATAAATTTGTCCTTTCCACCTACTGCATAAAAAAACCAAGAAACCAGCATCCCTACCACTATAACTCCTTTATCTACAAGTATTTTTATTACTTCTACAAACATATTCCATATTTCTTTACATTCCAATTTCAACTCTCCTTTATAACTTAATTCCTGCTTTTACTCCACCGAATAAATTAGAGTTTCCTTTAAAATCTGTTCTTCCTTCAAGATAGCCTTCTATATAGCCTTTGCTATTTATATCTTGCTGCATTTCTCCTGCTACTTTTAATATATCCTTTGTAGCCCCTGTAGTTGCTGTTTTAAGGATTTCATTCACTATTATGAGTTGTTTATCCTTTGCACTTTTAAAAGTCTTTTGAAGCGTTTTTAGAGCTTCTTCTATTAAAGAAATTATAAATTTTTCTGATATAAGCCATGACAAATAAAAAGGTATTTTCTTTTTAAATTCCTTTATTGCATATTCTAGCTTTTGTTTTCCCTGTCCTGATATAAACTCTTCTTCTGCTCTAGTTACCACATAGCAGGCTATTACCCACAAACTTTCTTTTTTATACCTATACAAGTAATAGATTCCAGCTATAGATAAAATAATTGTTATTATTAAAAGTATTGTTTCTCTATTCATTTAACGCTCTCCTTATTTCCAGTTATTTTCTATATTGTTATATCTTCTTTTTACGTCTCTAGGTTGCTCTCTACCCCATTTTGTTTCTTTTAATTTGAAGTTTAAAATATCTTCAGATTTTAATATTTTTTTACCTTTTATAAATCTGTGCATAAGTCCATTTTTACTAAGGTTAAATTGATTATGATAATCTACCAAATGTACAAAAGTCTTTTCATTTTCAAATTCTGGAAGTCCATCAAGATTAGCCACATAATTTATCATCTGCTGTATATGTTCCCTGTCAAGCTTGTCTATATCAACTCTGAATAGCTTTAATCTTTCATTAAGATATCCTATATCTTTATCAAGATTTAGTAATTTTTTTATATCCTGGTCCGTGAATCCACAAATATTTTTTAAGAAGTTTCTAGCCTTAATATTATGAGTTACATCAAATTGGCTTCTACCGAAGCTATAACCTGATTTTCCACTTCCTGCATAACTAAATTTACAGATCACATTTTCATTTCCTGATATTTCATTTAGCGCTATTACTTTCATAATTTTTTCTAAGTTTATATTCTCCATTATATCTCTTATATTCATGATTTTTCTCCTTTAAAAATTATTTTTACAGTTGAATAATTTTGATTATAACAGCTTTATTTTAGGCAAAGTATGCAATTATACTAGGTAAAATTGGATATAATTCCTCTATGGGAGTATTTATATCTACATAGTTATTAGGAAGATCTAACCAAGCCTGTCTAAAAGTGTCTCTATCAGTTTTACCTTCTGGACTTTCTTCTATATCTCCTCTAAGTACTGCTTTATCATATAAGTCCAGTGCATTAAAAATTTTTTCTCTCTCCATTCTAGCTTTTTCTTTCTCTGTTTCCAGAGTTATTAAGCCTTCCTGAATAAAGTCTTCTCTAGTTTTCTCTACAATATTTCCATCTACAATTTTCTGGCTATAAGTGTCATAACTTACTATTTTGCCATCTATAAGCAGCTCATTTTCCGCCAAAGTTCTTTGCTGTCTTACCAGCTTCTCTTCTTCTGTAGCCTCGCGAATAGTGTCTAGCTCTGGCAAATATGTTATAAAATGTGGTAGGTCTTCTCCTATGTATAAACAGGCTTTTCCTTCAAAGTACTCTGCCATATTTTTTATGGGTTCGTCCATAACTGCGAAAACGCAAGATACTCCTCTTTTTGCTTGTTCTCTACTTATATAGATATATTTTTTACTCATTTTTTATCACTCCTTATAATAATACGTTTAAAACTACGCAATTCTCTTCCAAATATGCACTGTATAGAAACTAGGGGTAATATCTAAAGGAGTTCCAGAACCTAAAGCAGAAGTATAAGGAGAGGCTGTACCTGTGTTAGTTCCTCCACCAGATTCTGTTACTACAGTTCCCCAAGTTGTTTGTGCGTTTTGCATTGTCATATAAGTTGTTCCTTCGCTCCAACCATGCCTACCCTTTACGTTGTGAGTATGTGGTTGTGTTGTTAATGCAAAACTATCTACTTGTAACTTTATGTTAGGTAAATTTGCTTTACTAATAGTTTTAGTATTACTTCCACCTAGTTGTCCACTTCCTCCAGAACCAGAAGTAGATAAAAGAAATCTACCTTCTATTTTCTCCCAAATTGTTCCCACCCATTTTACTGCTGGATTTTGATTACTTACTGTAAGTAGAATATCCCCAATACTATAAGGGCACATAGATGAATAATTTGCTGTGTTAACTATCCTTTCCCATTTAGTATTTTTTACTTCTTTTCGAAAACACCTTGTAAATTGTAACTCTACATTATAATAAGATACTGCATTTTGATATATATAACCTCCATGATTCCATACTTGAACTAATGCTGAATCTCCATATGGAGCATTTGTTGATGGAGAACTACTTGCACTCCCTGTCAATATATAAAAACCATCTGTTATTAGATCGTCATAATCTCTTATATCATATCTCATTTGATATTTATCCATCTTTCCTCTTATATCTACAGCAGGATTCCCACTTAATCTTCCAGCTTCATCAATTGTTAAATTATCACCTACTATTATTCTTCCTAATTGTGTGGTAGATGCTATCTTAGATATTTCAGTATTTAAGTCACTGGCTTTTCCTGTATATGTGCCTTTGTCTAGCTTGTTGTTATTTAAATTTGTTAAAGTCTGATTAGTTGTTTCAGCGTTTTGGTCTAATTTTGTAAAGTTAGGCTCAAAAACATCAGTCACTACACTACCTTTATCTGTTTTATTTGGAATCCAAAGCTGAAGAAATTTAGTAAATACCCCTTGCATTAATCTCACCTCTTTCATATCTTAATTTTGCTAATTCTTCGTATGTTTTTTCTTCTAATTGTTCATATGTAAAATCTTCCCAATACTGATCTTTTGTAAGTTCATATCTTATTCCAGCAGCTTTTAACCTCAATAATATTTTTTTCACGCTTTCTTCTTGCAATTCTGTAGGATAAACAACTTCTATCTTTCTTGTTCCTACATTATTTACATTTATTCTTTCGGTATTATAATTAAAATAACCAGATAAGCCTCTTATTATAGCATCAGTATCACCAAGACTTCCAAAAGCCAATTTTAGACTTCTTATTCCGTTTAAATAATCAATGTCATCATCCCCTTGCCTATATTCTTCATAGTCAGATCCATAATAATCAATGGATTTTCCAAAAATAAAATCTATATCTTTTACTTTTTCAGTATCTTCTACAGCTTTAAAAAGTTCATTTAATTCTAATGTTACAGAATCCATAATTGCAGATATTATATTATTATCAATGTTGTAAGAAGATGGCAACCTATAGGCTAATTCTCCCTCATTTAATTGTTTTAAAATATCATTTACTGGCATTATCCTATCACCTCAATTGTATCTGCATCACAGTAATAATATTCTCCTATTGGTATATCTACATTTGCAGTTCCTACAGGATTAGGAGCTAGGCCAACAGTAGCATTTAATTCCAAAATATCATTTGAAGTGCTATAAGCTCTTGATTCTATTTGGTTAACTACTATTCTCCTTACTTGGTTTTTCATTCCTCCTCTTTGAATTGATTCTATATAGTCTATAATTACATTTTTTATATCTGTTTTTAATTGTTCAGTAACAGCTCCTGTAACAGCAGTATTAGTTATATTTATCTTTACATAAAATTCTCTCTTGGTCATCATGTAGAATCTTTCTGTTACAAGTTGCCCTCCTGAATTTTCAACATCATATATTCTATCTCCTTCACTTTCTATTCCAGCAGCTTTAAATTTATGTATTGTCTTTGCTACTTCCTCTGAATCTACCCCATCTATATAAACTCTTATATGTCCAGGTTCTATTCCATTTGAATCAGTTACATCTTTTGTATTTTCTAAAACTAAAACATTGTTTATTCCTGTTAGTTTTAAAAGTTCTGTTGTTATTGTGTCAACAGTAGATCCTCCCTTACTTTTTTTATTGGATCTAATTCTTTCTCTATAATAAATATCTTTTTCTATTCCATCTCCACCAGTGGCTGGAGTTATGTTAGAAACAGATACGACACCAACTATATTATTGACAAGCTCTGTTATCTCTCCAATTATAGAATTATGATCACTTCCATATTCTGTTGCTATAGCTTGAACTTGTCCTTTATAAGAACTATCAATTATTAAGTTTTGAGTAGTTATATAAGTAAATTCTGTATCTCTTTTTTTAACTAATGTATTTTTAGGAATACTCATTTCTCTATCTGTTACAAATTCAAGAGTAGTAACTGAATAATTCCCTTGACTTCTTGGAACTGGGGGTTCTTCATCTTTCCCATGATAATCTAGTTGTATACCAGTTGATGAATCTAAATAGGCTGAAAAATATGCTTGTTTTGCTCCTTCCCATGCCTTCGATAATTCATCTGATATTATCATCAACATTGCACCTTCTGGAGAATATAGGTTTAATTCCCATTCTTGACCAAACTTTGTTTTTAAATTTTCTTCTATACTTTTGAGTATATCTGAATAGGTTTTTAATACAAATCCTTGTTCTGTAACTCCAAATTGCATCACTACCCCCTTTTACTCACTTCTATAGTATATTCGTTCTCATCTGTTGCTATAACCTTAAAATTTATATTCAAAATATTTGTTTTTAAGTCTTGCCAGACATTTAATTCTTTTATTTCAACTACCCCTTTATCATTATTTAACATATTTCTTATAGCTGTTCTTGCCATTTTCACTTGATCTTCTCCTGTTTCTGAAAATATTTCTTTCCAAGGAATACCCTCATTTTTATCTAAAAACCATTCACCTTTCATTAATTCAGTTTTGAGTATCAGCCTTTGCTGAACATCCTCAGTTTTATTCGCTATTTTAAGGTGCATGGAATTGTCAAATTCTAAATCTCTTGTATTTAAATTTAATTTTAATGCCATTTCTCACCTCTTTATTTAGGAGCTCCTGTATTAGTAGGGCTTCCATCTCCTGGTCTATAACTATGTGTATGTCCTTTCCCTGATACTCCTGCAAAAGTTACATCTGTTGTTCCATTTACTATTGGAGCTTCTACTTTTTCAGATGCTATTACAGTTTTACATTCTATTACTGCATTAGGTGCTTTTATAGATGTAGCATTTAAAGCTGTTATAACCTCAACTGTAGTGTCTATGCTTCCATCAGATTTAAAAATTATTTTATGCCCTGTTTTCTTATTTATTATTAATAGATCTCCAGCATTATCAGAAGGCATATTGTCATATTCTCCATCTATAGTTCCAATTATTATCCCATCACTCATATTAAACTTTCCATTTTTTGTTACACTTTCTGGTTTCTTTGTAGTTAATATTTTCTCTAAGCTTACTTCAGAAAACCCTATTACTACCAAATCTCCTTTTTGGAGTGGATGCCTTATTGCAAAAGTAGAATCATTTAAGAAGCACACAGGACATCTATCTATTGGCTGTGGTTGGACTTCTTGCCCTACTATAACTGGTCTAGCTAATGGTAAAACAGAAGCTTCCATTTTTACTGGATCAAATGTTAATATAGTTCCTGGTATAGTTGTATGTATATTATTCAATGTTACAGCTTGCCAATTATCCAATATTTCATTTAAAGTTGTAGGATTACTTTCATTCTTAGCCATATAAATCATCCTCATCATCTTCGTCATTAAAAGTAAAACACTCTATTGTGGTTTCAAATTTTAATCTGCTATAGTAATGTTCTACTGCTGTTATTGTAGTTTCTATTACTTCACCATCATGTTTTTTTACTTTAAGTTTCATATTCTCTTGTAAAATATTATTCAAATAAGTTACAAAGATATATCCTTTTTTAGTCTTCCTAATACTTTTAAGCCCTGTATCTGATGATATTTCTGTTGTAAGGTTTTCATATCCTTTCTTCACAAAGAATATCTTACTTTTATTAATTGAAACTTGTGCATTTACTTGTAAAGCTAGTTTTGTTAGTTCAGACTTTAAAGTTCCTTGTGCATTAAAACCTCTAGTATATACATAATCTTTACAATTTATAACTCCTAAGCCAAAGCTACTAGATACCATTATATTTTTTACTATCTGTTTCAATGGAGTTCCTGGAGCAAAGTTTTTATTTACTACCTCACTTGACCATCCTCTATTCCCTTCAGTACAAGTTAGTTCTACTCCATCACTGCTGTTTTCTTCTGCTTTGTCTATTTCTCCATAAAAGATTATTCCTTTTGCATCTGTTTTATATCCTGCCATTATTGTTATTTTAGCTGGTGTTTTCCCTTCAGGAACATCCGCTAATTTTATAAGCATAGATTTAGTATTCTTATTTAAATAGCTTATATTTACTAAAGCAGTGTTAGATTCAGTTTTGGAATTTCTTCTTACAGAAAAACTTATTGTATTATTAAAATTTGTATATACTTTATCATTTATTCTTATCTCCACATCTGGAATAAAATTAGTTGCCAAGCTGTTCTAAACCTCCTTTTATTTCTCCTACTACCATTTGCCAGTCCTTACCTAGACTAAATATATCAAAGTAAGCATCAATAGCCTTTTCTGTCATTGGAAGTAGTTTTAAACTAAAATCTACACCAGGAATCATATTTGCTAACAGTTCTACATTTCCTAAAAGGTTTTGACCTGCTGCTAAATACTGTCCTGCTCCATCTAAAATTTCTAAAGTTCCATCTACTAATACACTAAAATTTAAAAAGTTATTTCCTAATGGTGTTAATATACTTTCAGAAATATTATTTTTTATATTCTCTAAATTCCCAAAATCAAGACATTCTAGGTTAAATAAGCCGTTTGTATCTGCTTTTATTCCCATATCTTCTAATGCTCCTAATGTCATATCAGGAAGAAAAGCAGAACCTACTGTAACGGTTTTTAATGGCTTTTCTACATATTTCATATTTCTTTGCTGTTTAGCTTCGGCTGTCTGTCCTGCCTCTGCTTTTTGGGTCAATAGGGCTTGTTTAAATCCAACCTTAACTATAAATCCATCTTCAAATGTTTGCCAGTCTGTTAATCTTTGCAACATCATATTTTCATATATTATTCCCTCTTGCAAGTCCTCTACTGTTACAAGATTTTCAGGGCTATAGAAAATATCTTCAAGAAACTTTCTTTTCTCCCTTGGATCTTCTCCTTCTATTTGTATCTTGTAATAAATCTCAAAGTTAAATTCTACAGGATTAAGAGTATTATTATCTGTTGCTACTGTCTTATCTTCCATTATTTCACTGGGAGAATATGATGTAAAAGATGGCGGTATTTCTGAATTATAGAATGTAGTATCTTTTATTTTTACCATGTATCAATAATCACCTCCTATTAATACCCTTTCCATAGCCCATTGCTTTTCAAATTCTTTTCTTACAATTTCAGAAACTGATTCTTTTAAATTTTCTACAGCTTCATTATTCAGATTTGTAATACCATTTATATTCAAAGTTATTGTTGGATTAAATCTCAATGCTTTTTGTGTTGCTGATTGATTTAAATAAGTTGCTCTTTCTGTTGCCGAAAGTTGAGATAAAAGATCTTTGTCTATTTTAGTTTCTTGATCCCCTATCTTTAAATAAGTTTCATTTTCTTTAAGAGGAGTTTCTGAAAAAGTGCCAAAGGGGTTGAAGTTTTCAGCGATATATTTATCCATTTCTCCAATACTTTTATCCAATAAACTTTTATCTTCTCTCATCCAACTTCTATCTATTCCTTGAGATATTAAGGCTGATTCTCCCACATTTTCTAAAGTTCTTCCAAATCTAACAGCCCCTTTTCCTAGAATTTTCCCCGGAAAAAGGCTTTTAGCAGCATATTCACCTATCTTTAAAGCAGCTGAAATCTGAAAATTTGTTTTATATCCTTCGATTGATTGGTTTATAAATGATATTTCATCTTTTATTCTTTCTGGAATAGACAGTATACCCATACCTATTCTAGTTGTCTTTTTTACAATACCTTCTTCATCATCTTCTATTTCTTTTCTAATTTCTCTAGTTCCATCTCTTAAAATTTTAACAAATTTCCATGCTACAGGCTCAAACGCTTCACCTAATGTTGTTTTTATAGCATCTTTTTCACTATCAAGCGAACGTGTCATTCCGCCTATGCCGGCCTCCATATATTTGGCCATTTGACTTGTTTTACCATTAGCACCATCTATTGCATCACCGTAAGCTATAATGTTGTCGATTCCTTCTTTAAATATAATATTTGCTGTTGACATTGCTTCTGTTCCGAAAACCTGTTGCATAAAAAACGCTTTTTGTTTCTCTGTCATTGTTCCCATTTTCTTTTCCATTAAAGCCATAGCATTATTTACACCAATAAATTTACCTTTATTATCATACAACTGAATATTGTATCTTCTTAATTGCTTTGCTGCCATTTTTGATGGAGCTTGTATTCTTAAAAACATGGCTCTTAATGCTGTTCCTGCTTGACTTGCTTTTATACCACTGTTAGCTGCAACTCCTATGTAGGCATTTAAATCAGCAAACTCTAGACCTGCATTTTTTGCAACTGGGGCAACATATTTCATTGCTTCACCCATTTGAGCAAAGTTAGTATTAAAAGCTGTTGTAGTATATACCATTCTATCTGTTACAAAATCAATTTCATTAGCCATATAGCCATAAGATGAGGCTGTATCTGTCGCTATATCCGATACAAGCTGCATAGATTCTCCAGTTGCTCTTTGTGCTGCAACAACTGTTGGACTAGCTGCTTGAATCTCTTCTAAATTATAACCAGCCAATGCCAAATATTCTTGTGCATCTGAAACTGCTTTACCTGTAGAGTTAAATTCTAAAGCCACACTCCTTGTTGATTTAGCAAGATTTTTCATATCTGCATCAGTTAAATTTAATTTAGAACCTGTTTTTCTTAAAGAATCATCAAAATTTTTATAAGCTACCACAGATTCTACTATAAAGTCTGATGTTTTTTTAAAAGCAGTTCCTACACTTACAACTCCAGCAGCTTTTCCTATTAAACTTCCCATTCCTTTATCCAAAAATCCAATTTGATTAGCTGCACCTTTTGCATTACCATCAATTTTCTTTATATTATCACTAGCTTTATTAAAACCTTGTGGGTTTATCTTATAATCAATCTCATAATATATTCCAGCTATTTTACCTGCCATTATTTTCTCCTTTTTTAAATTTTTGTATAAAAAAAATCCCCCAGCAATTGAATACTGAGGGATAAAACAAATTATTTATTCTTTATTTTGATTATTTTTTAATTCTCTAAGTTCTTCTAATACTTCTTTTAAGAGTTTCTCTGTTTTAGTTTCTTCATTCGAGCTTCCAATAACTGTATTATTGAGTGTTGCTTTTAAAACAGATGAAAATATTACTGCTAATATTATAATCAGATATAATATTAAAAATAAATATACTAATTCATCATTTGAAACCGCTCCTATAATACCAACTATGATAACTCCCACAATTCCGAATCCAAGCGACATGGCTAATGCGTTTCCGAATACATCCATCATACTTAAATCTACTTTAACTTTAAATTTCATAATTCACTCCTTATTCATATTTTATTTAAAATTATTCTTTGGGTGTTGCATAATTTAATATTGCTAATATTTCATGAAGCTGCTTGATATATGTTTTATATTGTTGGCTATCACTTTTTACAGATGAAACATTTTTAATGCTAAGATAATCAACAGTAGGTATGTCACCTTTAATTACAAATTTTATCTTCATTTCATTAACAACTTTTTTTGTATTTTTTGTTCCTGTTACTCCACCTACAATAGCACCAACCCCACCAAATAACGCTCCACCAACTAAGGCACTACCTAGTCCACCTTTAACCTGTGAAGTTCCATCTTCAATATATTCAAATTCCAAAATATCGCTTAAATTGTATACTGCATATTTCTTTTTATCTGCTCTAAGATAACTGTATATAAGCATTATCTTTTGATTAATCTTATCATACCTAAAATAATTCCCAATTTTTATAGAAGTTTCAAATATACCTCCATTTTTAAGATCATAGAATTTATTATTTTGATAGTTATTCATTGGATCCGTATTAACTTTAGAAACTTTTGAATTATTATCTTTTGTCATATTCATTACGATTTTTCCGAGAATAAGCAAAATAACAATAAAACCCCCAAGAATATATTTAAGAACGTTGTATTCTTCACTTCCCATATAAACTCTCCCTTCTTTATCGTTTTAACCCCATTTCTTTTTCCATAGCTATAGTTCTTCTATATTGTTCTGCCTCGGCTATCATAGTGAATTTTACATCAGCTTTATGTTTTTGAGCTGCTTCTTTTATTTTATTCAAATCAACTTTGAAAAATTCTCTCTTATCATTAACTTTGTTTACTCTATTGTTGTAAAATTCTTTATGTAGAGTATTTTCCAATTCAGGAGCATTTTCTGTGTAAATCATCGCATGAACATCAAAATTAAATGGAACAGAGGCATTTCCAAGTTCCCTTACTCTATCCATAGGCTCCAACCTTCTTGTCATTCCTATTTTGTAAATATCTTCTCCAAAACTTCCTATATTAGATATAACATAAACATATCCTGATTTTGTCATTTGTGCCATAGATTTAGCTCTTTCCATATTTCTCTTAGCTTCCTCTAATGATTCTTTTAATTTAGCTATTTGTTCATTAAGTTTATCTAACTCAGCCCCATGAGCATTTTTTAGTTTTTCCTCAGCTTTTTCAAGAGCTTTTTGTGCCCTTTCTTCCTCTTTTTGAGCTTCTATCTGTGCTCTTTCAAATTCTTTTTGAGCTTTTTCCTCTTCTCTCATTTGTTCTTTTATTCTTCTTTGTTCTTCTTTTTCTTCTTCTACTTTACTTAAATATTCATGTGTTAAATATAACTCTTCTAATTTTAACTTCATGTACTTATAACTAATAACACAATTAAAATAAGAAACCATTTTATTTATACTTTCATAAGATTTTATTATTCTAGCTTCCATAACTTTTATATTGTTATATTTAACTTTAGCTATTGCAGCATCACTTTCTCCATTAAAAGCCCTTAATGCCAATTTCAATACATTATTAGTTAAAGTTTTTCCTTTTGATTTAGACCCTTGAACTTGCCAGTCTGTATCACAAGTTGCTGCTACTTTATCTTTTATCATATCTTTTAACTCTTGCTTTATACCAGATAATTTCTCATTATATTCTTCACTTCTTTCGAAGTTGTATTTATATTTGTAAAATCCAAAATCCAACAAGTTATATTCATCTGATAGCAAATTTATATTTTCTTGAATTTTTAATTCTTTTTCTTTTAGTATTGTTTTTTTTGCTGTTTCTTCCTTTAATTGAGCCTTTAATTTAGATATTTCTGCTTCTATTTTTATTCGTTCTTCTTCCATATCTATTATTCCATCAAATCTGTTGTTCATATCATTCTTCCACTTTTCAACTTTTTTCATTTTTACTCTAAAGTTAAAAGTTAAAATCAAAGAAATGATCGTGATTCCTATAAACAAAAAAATCATAAAACCTCTCCTTTTATAAAACTGATATAGTACAATTTTACCTCACATCACATAAAAGTCAAGGCATTTTATTAATTAAAATCCCCCAGTAGAAATACTAGGGGATTGATTTCATTCTTTAGTTGTAAGTTTCTTTTGTTCTAATGGTTTTTTAATTTTTTCTGAATTTTTTAAATCTTCTATTTAAAGATGTTATCTGTTTGTCAATCATACCAGTTTGATTTTAACTTTCAAAAAAGGTATAATCAGTATTACTAAAGGGACATTTCCTTTTCGGTAGGAGGTGATATGATGTACTTTGATGGTGCTCTAGTTAAAGAACAAGGAGTTACATTTGCGATAGTGATTGTTAAACCTTCTGTATTAACTTCTCGTGATAGAGAGGAAATAAGAGACAGTTTTTCTTCTGTTTTTCCTAATGTCCCAATAATCTTGATGGCTCAAGATGTTAGAGGGACGCCTACATATCATGGTAGAAGAGATATAGTTAACTTCCTATCTAAGATTGACCATGGGCGAATACCATGGAAGAGATACAATTCTCATTAATCTTGCGGAGGGAAAATCCCCTCCGTTTTTATTTTATATCCATATTTTAACCAATCTACAACTTCTAATTCCTCATTCACTAAAATATTACCTATCCATTTACCCTCAGGATCATATATTGGTAATCCTATTCCCATTATATTTTCTTTGTTTTTATCCAATTTATTTCCTCCTTTGCTATTCTTCATTTCTGTTTCTTTTATCTTTCTAAGAATGAATATATGTTTTAAAGTTTCTATAGAACATGATCCTACTTTATCAGCAATTTTATTGATTTCTATCCAATCTTTTTCATCATAAAAATAAGCTAAAAAATCATTACCTACTAGAGAAATTCCTTTTACTTCAATACAATTTCCTTTGTCTGTTCCAGTAAGAAAATCATGATATAAACATTGTCTCACGTGATAGTAGAGTTCTTCAGCGGAATACTTGTCACAAATATCTTTACAGTTTGTCTCATTTACTATATAAGGTATACTTAAATCAATTTTATCATTAAAACTAATTAGTATATCTCTTATACAATCAGGGTTTAATCTCATTGACATCACTCCTTTTGCACAATAAAAATGAATAAGTTTACTTCCTTATTTTATCCCTCAGTATTCAATTGCCAATGTCCAGATTTTCTTATTTTCCTGTTCTATTTCTAGGAATAACACTGTAAGTTTTTAATAACTTCTCACAATTCCATGTTAGAACTTCCCAAGGGTTTAGGTGGAAATGATAGGCTATTGTATGGGCTATATATTCAAAATCAGTTAATTTATAACTTTCATAATCTATATAGCCCTTTTTATCTAACCTAAACCCTGCTACAAAATTTATCTACAAGGAGATTTACAGATTCCTCTGTTACTATATCAGCCGTAATGCCTTTAGGTAAGCAATCAAAGTCTTTAGCTATTACATCAAACATTTTTTCGATTGCCAGTACAGTAAAACCACGACCTGAATCATCATTTTTTAATATAGTTCCTTCTCTTCTTACTTTGATAAGTTCTGCTGTATTAGGTTTTCTGAATTTAAACTTAAATTTAGTACCTTTTACATCTTCTAAAACAACTTCATCATAATCTAGATCATCATCAATTTTTATAGGAGTGTAATCCTTGTAATCTAATATTTTCTCTTCTTTTGTATTTTCCATTAATAAGCACCTTCCTCAGTTAATTTATTTTCACATATAAAGTTAAATGTTCTTGCTGTTGGTTCACCAGATGAATTTTTTGTTTCTTCTCCATCGTTTGTTATATAACAGTTTATATAAGAAGTTTTTTGTCCTCCTGGATTTCTATTGTCTCTTGTGATATTGAATTGTTTATAAGTATTCATTAATTGTCTTAACTTTTTTAAAGCGGTTTTAGCATCTGCTCTTAATGTTATTGTTCCAGTTATTGTATTATCAGTATTTTTCCATGTTATTAATTTACCAGACGAATCTGTTCTAAATCCAACTGAATCACCACTTCTTGATGTAGTGAAAGACCCTTCACCATCAAATATTCCAGAAAAGTCTGTTCCATCAATCGTTAAAAAATCTCTATTTGCGTCATACATATTATTCCTCACCTGCCGTTATTGCATTTATATCAAATGTTAAAAGTCCTGTTATTTCTCCTGATAAACATTCTCCTCTTGGCATTGCTGCCCATTTAACTACAAATTTACCTTCTTTTATATCATTTTCTGTATATTCAGTTTTAGTTCTTGCCCACCCTTTAGGGTCTCCGGCTCTTCTCGTAGTTTCTCCTGCTGTGACTTCTGCTTCTGACCAAGTAGCTATAAACTTTCTGTCACTTCCTGCATAGTCTATTATTACAGAGAAAACAGCTTGGTCTATTCTACTGGCTGCTGATAAGTCAGCTCCCGGATGTGCTAATGGATCGTTTGATTTTAATAGATTGCAAACTGCTATGTGCATGTCATCATTCATATTTGCTTTTCCCCATTCATTTTTTATGAATTCTCCAAAAGTTGTTTTACCAGGTATTAAAACATTTAACCCTCTTCTTTCTTGGTTTATAAAGTTTATGTTAGCAGCAAGGAGCTTTTGTTGATCTGTTGCTAGTCTTGGATTAACAGTTGCTCCTTGTAATTCTCTCCAACTCCATGGTAAATACCCTGGAACTGTAGTTGTCATAAACCCCAAAACTCTGGCATCTAGGTTTTCATCTCCATCAAAAGCTATCGCTTCTGAATTAAAACTTTTTGCTAAGGCTGTTACTGTATCTATATCTTCTGTTATTGTCGTTGTATATACTGGAAATTTATAATTTGCTAACCCCCATTCACATAATGCAGGTGTTAATGTAGCATCAAATTTATCAAGCATTATAAACAAAGTATCTACATCTGTATTCTTTGCTTTAACTTCATCAAGAAATGATTTTAAAGCTGCCGCATCAGTTAATACCGCTGTTGTTTCTCCTACCACATCCACAGAATCTACTCTACTGGAACCGCTGAAAAATGTTTCGACTTTTTTATACACTTTATCAGAAGCTGTAACACCTTGAATCTCTCCTGCTACTGTCACAGTCTGATAATCTAATTTCTTCTCAGTAGATATTATCAAAGTTCTTCCAAAATCTATAGGTGTTATCCCTTTTGTATCTGATAATATATTTGAATTTATCAGTTTCACTCTTTTACCTCCTCTATTGTTTCTATTTTAGCTTTAGGTACAATATATTGTTTTCTTACTTCAGCTAAAAAGTTTTGTTGATATCTATATCTTGTTACTGGCTGGTCTTGTAAAAATTCATTTACATTTATAATATTCATTTTATCTCTTAAAACTAAGTCTTTAAATGCTAAATCTGTTTTATTTACACTATTGGCATACCTTGAAAATATATTGCTATTAGATAGTTCATACAGAAGTTTATCCACATTTGCTGGCTTATTCCCCCTTGAATAAACATTAAATTCCAACATATATCTAGCTTGAAAATTGTATGTTTCTTCTATCTCTCCAATATCTTTAGATGTAGGCAATATTCCTTCGCTTGTGCTGTCTACTTCAATTACATTGAACTTTATTATAGGATAGCCACCATAACCCTTTATATCTTCATCTGACAGCTCCACAGTATCTAAAAAGCAAGGATAAGATGTCCTGTCGCTTAGATATTTATACCAAAAAGAAATCAGATCTTTTTTAATCGCTGTCTCCAACAACATCCCTCCTTGCTATAAATCTTATATAATCACTTAAATATTCATTATCTAGTGGCTTATGAAGTATATATTTATTTCCATTCAATACAAAAGTGTCTCCTATTTTAGGGATATAGTCTTGTTTTTTAGAAAAATAAGCTGCCTTATCACTTATAATATAATCACTCATATCTTGTAGTGACATTGGATTTAATTGTAATACCGCTACCCTTCCGGTAAAAATTTCTATATCAGTTTCAGGAACTCCATCAACTATTTTCCCTTTTTTAATTCTTTTAAATGTAAATTCCTTAGAATATTTATTAACTATGTGAGAATGATTGAATGTTTTCATTGATCATCACCATACTTTTTAGTTTCTGAGACACCTTTACTGGTAACTATTTTAGTTCCTATGCTCCTTCTTAAGTCTCCGCTATCTACTAATGGTGTTCCATTTCTATATTTAATAGGAGGAGGCATATCTTTACCCAGTTCAGCTTTTGTCCTACTTGCTAGTGTAATGGCTATAATATCATTGCTTTTCTCAATAGACATTTTACCTTCAGCTATTTTTTTAAGATTTGCTTTTATTAATTCCTTGTAAAACTTTTCATTTCTTGTAAAGGCTAAGCTTAGCCATCTTCTAGCTGGTATTTTTATAATAGTTCCCTGTTTTACAATTCTACCTAATTTAGGTACAAACCTATTTTCTTTTACTTCTATATTTGCTCCAAATTCATGGGTTGCGGCTATTTTTACCATTTTAGAATCATTTTCCCCAAAAACTCCAACTTTAAAAGAAACATTTCCCTCGCTGTGAAGTTTTTTTAAAGCTTTTCCTAGTTGGGTTTCTTTAGTTGTTACCTTAAATTTCACGATAAGAACCCCACCCCACTTACAGGTCTGTCATTACTTGTTGCTCCTGTCATGCTATAAAATGATAAATACATTTGACCATATGGACTGCCTTGTAATCCAGTACCCATTTTAGGAGTAAGCTTTTTATCCTGTGTATCGGATATTTTATCTTCAGAAGTTTTTAGATAATTCATATAGAGGAGATGGCAAGTCATATATGTTTCTGCCATCTCTCTATAGTCAGCATCTAAAGCTCCGTTTTTGATGTCTTTATCAACCAAAAGAGCTGCATATTCCATTTGAAGTTGAATAATATCTTCCGTTTCTCCAGCCATTTCTCTATATGTTTTTTTTATTTTATCTACACTTGTTGTTGGTGTTAAAGACATGAGACCTCCTTATTTTTTAGGTTTTTCTATAACCTCTTCAGTTTTTACTTCCTCTTTTGTTTCCTTAAAATTTTCAGCAAATTCAATTTTAATAATTTTTTCTTCAATTGCTTTTGCTATTGTAGGATTATTTTTCTCAATATGTTCAATTTCTTTCTGCTGTTTTTCTGTTACATCTGCTGTTGATATTCCAGGTATGAAACAAAAATCTCCAATCCATATTTTATTTTTACTTTTATTTTCAACTCTTACTTTCATTCATTCCTCCTTATATTGCACCTGTTAATTTCACTACTGCTTCTGGTTCTAATAATACAAATGGTGATATTTTTTCCTCGATAGGTGTTATTCTGCTTCTACCTTCTAAGTATTCTTCTCCAATAGTGATATCTTGTACTGCTACAAATCCCATATTATTAGAAACATCATCAAGGAGTACAGGAGTATCTATCCCTATTACTGATCTTACATTTTCAAAATATTTTTTATCCATTAGCACTTCTCTGATAGACATAGCTGTTGACAATTCTTGTCCTGCTGATGAAGTATATGGTTTGTCTAGTATAAAGTCTAATGCTTGTGGAAGATTCAATGTTCTTGCTACAAATTTCTTTCCAGTTTCCATAGCTACTTTCATTTTTCTAATATCTTCTACTATTTGTGATCCTGTAGCTGTTGACCATTGAGAAGCTGCTGCTACAATATGAATTCCTGATGTTTGATTGTTAATACCTTCTATTCCTAGAGCATTAAACCCATTTAATAGAAAATCATTTTCTGTTTCTGCTACTATTCTGAAAGCTTTTTCAGTTCTATTTAAAGGGTAAGTCTTTCCAGTTCTTATATCATCTAATTCATTTACATCTGTTTCAACTCCAACAGAAATCCATTTCAAAGGAAAAGTTTCTGGTGTTGCATCTCCTATAACTGTAGGTACTGTTTTAGGTTTCAAATCAGTAATTATAGCTTTTCCATCATAAGTATATCTTGTATAAGTGATATGTCTTGTTGAAATATCTACTCCATCTAAATTTGTAATTCTTGGTATAACTAATCTAGCTTCTAATGGTACTCTTTTAGCTTCTATCACATCAGCTAAAGACCCAGCATATACATCTCTTATTCCATCTACAGGCACTCCCATAGCATTCAATTTATATTGTTGTTCTCCTATTGTTTTCATTCATTCCTCCTTATTTCAACCATAATATCGCATATTCATTTGCATTTGCTGAAGTTTCATATTCTCCATTAACATCATCATATGAAGCTGTTCCTGATTTTACCCAAGTTCCACCTACTCCACAAGCTGCCTTATCACCTGCTGTTACAGATTCTTTTACTTTTACCCATACATGACCTTTTGTTATCACTTCAACAGTTGATATAACAGGATATTCTCTTTTATCAGTTACATTTACACCTCTATAGGCTGCAACTCCTAAAAAAGACCCTCCTGTTACCATTAATTTACATTGATTTTCTGGATCAGTTCCTCTCATAACTCCAGCTCCAAATGGAATTACTTCTTCATTGTAAAAATATCCGAATTGGTCATATGTAGATAGTGTTTTAGCTAACATTCCATCTTTTCTAACTTCCATTATTTAGCACCTCCCATATTTTCTACTGCTTTTTTTAATTTATCCATTCCATTTTCTTTTTCTTTTTTTCCTTCTCCTTCTGTTGTTGTTGGAAGAGAAGAATTTAATTTAGCAACTGATGCCTCATATACTCCATTTATATAAGAATCTTCTTTGTTTTCAAGATCCATACCTGAAAAAGCTTTATTTATAACTTTCTTTTTAAGTTCCATTGTGTTTAGTTTTACAAGTTCCTCTGGATTTTCTCCTGTTAATTTAGAAACTTCAGAAATAGCATTTATTTTTGTTGCTACTTCATTTTTTATTCTTTCTTCAAACCCATTTAATTTTGTGTTTGCTTCTTGAAGTTCAACTTCTTTAGCTGCTAATTTACCTTCTAAAGTTCCTTTCTCATTTTTAACTGCTGTCAATTGTGAATCTCTTAATATTAATTCAGAGTGCAGTTCGTGTGCTTCCATCTCTTTTCCGTTGTATTTTATTGCCATTTTTCCTCCTCTTGTATTTTGTTTTTTATACATTCCTTTTTGATAACTTATGTTCTCATCTTCAGAGTTCATTGTTATTACTCCAACTTCTTCTCCTGCTCTTCCTTGTGGTACTAAAGCTACATGATTAAGTGTTAAATTTACTTGCTTGTAATCATAACTTTCACCTGAAACTGTATATCCACTTTCTTTAAGCATTTCACACCAATAACCTATGCTGAATTGATTTTTCTTTCCGCTTCTGATATCATTTATTAAATCAGAATCTATTACTAATAAATCTACTTTTAGTTTATTTTCTTCTATTCCATAGACATTAGTAACATACCCTCTTATATATTCTTTAGCATTTTTAGCATCAATAAATTCCCAAGGGTGTAAATCAGTCATTATAAGTCCATTGGTTTGCGGAATAACCTTTTCAAGCTCTTCTATTGGTATAATCTCCCTCGTTACAGTTTCATTCCACCAATCTACATATTCCATAACTTTATCAGCTTCAGAAATATAACCAGTAACTTTTAAAAATCCTTCTGTTGTTTCATTGGTTTTTTGGACCTGAAACATTGCATTTTTCTTTAGCATACTCAACCTTTATCACCTCCTTTTATGCTGCTAACATCAATACTTCTGATTCAACTATATCTGCTGTGCATCTACACCTTATCGGTCTACCTGGTATCTCTCCATCTGGTGGGTTATCCCATTCATAAATGTTTCCATTTCTTTCAGCATGAGTTGGTCTTACTCTTGCATCTCCTGCTGTTACCCAAATGAATTTTTTTAATCCTATTCCCTTAAATTGTGTTTTAGTTGATTCTGCAAATACATTACCAACTTGATCTGCCGCTATTAAAGCAGCTCTGTTCTTTTCTATTCCAGTTGTATTTTTTATTGCTTGTACTAAATCATCTAAAGTTAAGCCCTCTTCTATTTTTTCTTTTACAAGTTTAGCTACTTGTTTATCATATGTTCTAAGATATTTAGTAGGCTCTGCTTTAATCAGCTTTATATTTTCTTCTAATAGATTTTTTATAATTTCCTCATTGTAATAAGGCTGTTCTTTAAAAGCTACTCCTAGTATTTCAGAAACTGATGAATTGACTGTATTTATAGAGTATTCAACTGTTTCTAGTATGTAATCTATACATAAATCAAAAGCATATTCTGTTGTTAAAAGTTCCTCAAAATATTCTAGGAACTCTTTTTCTTTATCATCATTTGTATTTAGTTTTATTTTTGGTGTTGTTATACTATTGGTTTTATCTTTTAAAAAGATTTCTTTGAATTTATCCTCTATTTCTGTTACTAACTTTTTTAAAACTTTAGAATATGCAAGTTCTATATGAAAAGGGAAATTATCTTTCATATTTCACCTCTATATACTCAAATCTTTAATTTTATTGAGCAATGAATCTTTAAGAGATTCTAATGTAGCTTTGTCTATTTCAAAACCTTCTATCATTTTCTCCATTTGAATTAATGAATCTACATTAATTTTTAATGTTTCAGCTTCTATTTTTTCTATTTCTGCTTTCTCTTTTTCATCAACTGCCCTGATAGAATTAAATTTTAATTCAAACTCAATATCATATTTTTTTTGCTCTGCATAGAGCAGTTTTATAATTTTTCTTAAAATTTCATCTAAGTTATCTTTTTGAAAAGCTTCTATGTATTCATACCATCTATTAGAATCCTCTTTAGCACTTGCTAAAGCTCCTTGTGAACTTCCTACAAGTTTTGACATTGGTATTCCTAGAGCTGCTGACAATTCATTGTAAATATAATCTTTTAGATCTTTTATATTCAAACCTTGAGTAAACCCTACAGATTGTAAGTCATCATTGGCTCCTAAAGTTATAAGAGTGCTTGAATTTATTTCCATTTCTTTTTTTACTTGATATTTATCTTTCCCTATCCTATTTAAAATAGAATCTAATTTAGCCTGATCTCCTATTTTTAATTTTTTAAGTAACATAGCATAAGCTAATTGTCCTACACTCCAAATCCCATTATCTTTAACTATTAATAAATCCCATAAAGCTTTATAGAAGGAATCTCCATACTCTGAGGATAAAGGCGTGTACTTCTCAACTCTCGGATAAGGCTCATATGTTATTATCCATGAAGAATCTATTTTTACATTTTGAACTTTACCATAAGAATTTTTAAAATCTATATTCTTACATTCTCCATATCTTTCAATTGTTTTATCCATTTGTCTTTGAATTTGGTTTATATCTCTGGCATAGAACAAATTAATATCTCTTATCTTGTTTATCCTTCTTAAATCAAGTTCTTTCCCAGTTTCTAAATTAGCTCCTTCTATTATTGGAAACATAAAACAAATTCCATCTTTTAATCCATTTATAAGAAGCTCAACTATATAATCACTACATTCCAGTTCTGTAAATCTCTTCATTACTTTTAAATCAAGTTCTTCATTCCCACTCTTAACAATAAATCCAGATTTTAAACTAGCTCCAGCAATTTCTCTCAATATCCTTTTACAAAAAGCATAATCATTGTGCATCACATCAATTTCTTTTTGTTGTAATCTCCGTTCTTCTCCTACTATCTGCGAAGCTACAGGGTCAAGGATTGTATCTCCTTTAGTAGAGTTTGGATTATCACTTTGTAGAAAATTTTGTTTTTTATTCTTTTTACTCACCTATTCACCTCCTATACTAGATTTCTTACTTCTATCGGCAACAACTAAAGCTGCATATGAAACGCAATCTACTATATCATCATGTTTTGCATTTGGAAATTCCAATAATTGATTTTCAAGACTTCCTAACCATTCAGCATTTTTAAGATGATATATTTTAGAGTTTGCATAATACAGAATTGCTGTTGTTGCTCTTTCTATCTTATCTCCTACAGCTTTAAGAGTTTCTATAGGTCTACCCTGTGATACAAGCTTTTGAATTATTCCTGTTCCTGATTGTTTATCTTCTATAGCTTGGAAACTACAAGTCCATTTATTCCAATATTTATCAATCATCTTTTCTTGTTCTGGAACTTTTATTCTTCCATGGTAACAATCAACCAGTAGCAAATCCTTTTCAGGTGTTACTATAACAGTTAAGATAACTGTTTCATCATTTGCTTTACCATCTTTTTGAGCTGTATCTATAGTCTGAAATACATAGCAACTATCATGTAGAAACTTCTTTATTCCTGTTTCATCATGCAAATACACAAAGTTATTGTCCCATTCAAAGTATCTAAAATAATTTCTCTGAAAATATTCTCCGCTATCAACTTGTGGTTTTTGCTTATATAAGCTCCACCAGGTTCTAGGATTAGCTTTAAAAGGTTCAAAATATTTCTCATCATATTTTTGTGGATATAGAGCTTGTCCTATTTCTCTACCTAATGGGTCTACTGCTATTTCTTCTTCAGTTTCACATATAGCCATTAAGTCTAATTTTAACCACTTTAAATGTTTTTCAGCTTCTTCAATCTTCCCTCTTAGATCGCTATTATGCCATCTTGTCATTATTAGAATTATAATGGCATTATTATGCGGTCTTGTCATAAAAGTATCGTTGTATTCATCCCAATTTCTTTCTTGAATAGTTTTAGAATTAGCCTCTTCTCTATTTTTTACTGGATCATCTATTATAAGAAGTTCTGCACCTTCTCCTGAAGCTCCTCCCCTTATGGTAGCTCCTTTAAATCTTCCACCGCCTTCAAGTTCCCACATTGCTTTTTGAGATACATCCGCTTTTACTTTTACATCAAATAACGGACCTGCTAGTTCAAATATTTTTTCTCTATTCTTTTGACCTGCTTTTTGAACTAGATTATCACCGTAACTTGTGACTATACAACTTCTCCAATCCTCTTTTCCCATAAACCAACTAGGGAAGCAATTGGTTATAGATGTGCTTTTAAGATGTCGAGGTGGAACTGATATAGCTATCCTTGTTTTAGTATCTTTATCTTTAAATAAACCTCTTTCTGCTAGAGTGAGAACATCACATATGAGTTCTATATGTTCTCCAAGAACAAGAGGGTTATTAGTTGTAAAGCTTTGCTTAAAATATGAATAGTAAGAGTTCTGACATAGAATGTTATTAGCTTCAACTAACTCTAAAAGATCTTCATCTGAATACTTTTCTAAATCCTGTGTCATTTCTTCAAGTTCATGTTCTACCTTTTTTTCTTCTATGAACTTATGAAATATCTCACTTTCTGCATATTCAGGATGGTTATTTATTTTAAATAATCTTATAAGGTTATCTATTGCTTTCATTGCTACCTCTTAGTTTAATTAGAATACTTTTAGCTTTTTCTATGCTGCCTGAAGTCTTACCTTCTCCATTGCCTGTTCCATATACTTTTTCCTTTTCAATCTCCAGCCTTTGCTTTGCTATGTTTGTGTCTGGGTCTAGATTTAGCTTTTTAGTTATCAAGTTAAGTGATGGTTTCCTGTCTTCCAATTCTAGCGTTACTGTTCTATCTTCTTTTGCAATCTCGCCATCTGAATAGGTTGAACTTCTTATTGTCAACTTTTTAACCAATGTTCCATCATAATTACTTCTAAGCTTCCCATCTTCCGTTATAAAGTCTCTCATGTCACTAAGGGCTATTTGAACATGTCTATTCATTACTCTTTCCTGTGTTAGAAGAAACTCTGTTCTATAAACTTCTCTTAACTTCTCTAAAAACTCTTTTACCTTAACATTTTTTAACAATCTACACCCTTGTTCTGCTGCTGTTTTCTCACTATATCCAGCCTTAATAGCTGCCTGTGTAGCATTGAAATTTTCATAATAGCAATAACAGAAATTCCTCTGCCTATCAGTCAATCCATCTTCTTCATCTACATATTCAAAAGCTTTATCCTCATCTGATGTCAGCTCTTTTTTTTCTTCTTTTGGTTTTGTAGTACTACACTTTTTATTTTGTTGTACTACATTCTTTTTTTCTGTTGTACTACATTTCCAATTATCTCTAATTTTCCATGTAGCAATTTTCTTTTCATCTACTCCAAGAATATTTGCTATTTCTCTATTTGTAATATCTTTGTTATTTAGATATAACTCTTTTGCCTTGTCTCTTGCTGGGTCTCTTATCCTTGCCACATCACCACCTCTTTTCGTATCCATTCTCTATATTTATTGTTTTGTAGCTGAAATATACTAATATTACTAGCTTTTGTTTTCGTCCTTATTCGTATTACCTCATTACTACCCTCAATGATTAAGAGTATTAATCAAGTGCAGTTTTTATTAAAAGGCTGAACTGCTAACAGCCGAATGGTAGTTTGTGCTATCCTAGGTCACTCCTACCCATCACCACTTCTTTTGAAAGTAGTTTTACAGTTTAAGGAATTCAGACAAAGGTTTTCAGATAGATATCCTTATCCTTAAAATCATTCACTGGTAACCAAATATTAACTAACAACTGTTAATAGAACGGAATAATAGGAATCAAACCTATATCGTTGTATTGCTTTTTCCATTAAGCTATATTCCAATATATCCCCTCGAGTGAGGGAAGTGGGTACCATACCCTCATTGAAACACATAACTTCAATACTGCTACCTTTAGCCTTTGTTATTTCGTGTACAGAGTTATGTGCTTTAATCAGGATAAATAAAAAAAGGTGGACTAAATAAACCTTAGACATTTACATCTAAAGATTATTTGATCCACCTTCCTAGAGGTCGTAAATCAATTCTATATTCTATTTTCTATATTATACAATATTATTGGTAATTTTGCAATAGTTATAAATCTTCTTTTTTTTGTATAAAAGATTCTGTAATTCTACCGTTTTTATCTTTTGTTATTATTATCTTGCAGCTCTTTACGGTTTCATCAGTCATAGCTTCTATAGCTTTTCTTGCCTTGTTGCTTAATTTCTTTACAATTTCTCTATCTCCCATGCTCTCCCCTACTTCTTGATAAACTTATAGTTTTTCAAATACCTAGAATACTTCTTTATATACTCAAACTCATTCGGTTCTATCTCTCCACCTGTTAAATATCTGTTTATTATATTTTTTACTATACTTTCTACTTCACCTGCTTTTATTTTCATACTACACCTCTTATCTTAAAATGCTAACTATCTTTTCTATAATATAACAATCAGCTGCTATAGCTAACGCATAAAATCTCAACTCTTTATCTTTGTTGTTACGCTCTAATAAAAATAATCCTAAAGTAATCATTTCACACCTCACATTATCAAATATAACCCTATTCCAACACCGATAGCTATCCCAACTATTAAGAAGGTCATAGCTGTCAACATTAAGCCTGTTATTAAGTACTTTTCCATTTATTTCTTATCCTTAAATCTAGGTTTTCCATCATACCAATCTATATACCCTGCTTCATCTAATGTATCTATTATCCATTCTCTCCCTTTTTGTGACCATTTTAATTGTTTTGAAGGTGCAGACATAAATTCATTCTTAAAATCCTCATAATCACAATGTTGAGGTACTAGCCACCCAAATTTTGAATATAAAGCCCATGGCATATGCTTTACCTTTGGATTATATTGTATTTTTAATTTTTCCAATGTTTTATTTAATTTAGTAGATGATATCCCTAAATCTTTAGCTATATGTGCTACTGCAAATACGTGATCTGGTACTAATACATTGTCATAATAATCAGCTTTAGGTTGTAATGTTTTTATTTGCTTTTCTTGATTCTCTATAAGTTTTGCCTGTTGTGCTGCCATTTCTAAAGCCTGTGCATATGTTTGTGGAGCTTTAAAACCACTTTGAAGTTCTTTAGCTTTTTGTATTAGTTTATATCTTACTACTGCATCATATCTTGCAGCTAATTGCATTACTCCATCAGGCGTACAATTATACATAGGTAGTTTTCTACCAGTAATATCTTTATATTCGCTCGGCTCAAAAATGAGCTCAGCTATTTCCAACCCTAATTTCTCCGTTTCATCCCTTATATCTCTCAAAACATTTTTATGATCTTTGTTTATAATTTCAGATATTTCTAAAGATGTCATCCCTTTGTTTTCAAATGTTATTAAATTATTCATATTCTCCCTCCTCTATCTCTTTCACTATCCTTGCATTAGGATAAATACTTTTTAAAATAAATAAATTTTTATCAGGAATGTTTTTACTTACCACAATGATATCCATTATTTTATTCATATTCTCCCTCCCAAACTCTTAAAATGAAATTATCTGGCTTCTTAGTTCCTGTATTCTTGGTTATATGTAATTTAACTATCTGGCTGTCATCTTCCCAGAGAATCCCTGTTAAACTGTCGAATATGCCCTTACAAAAATTATCTATGTCTCTTACTGTTTTATCTTTAAAATTTAATATCAAATCAACTTCCAGTTTTTCTTTACTTAGCTTTTTCTTTTGCGTCATCATGTATGTTTGAACATTATATTTAAACTTCTGTCCTGCATCTGATATATGAAATCTGTTCCCTGATCTTCTCCAATAAGTATTTACCGATGGAGGACGAAAAGGGAATATATATTCTGTCATTCTTTCACCTCTTTGAATAAACTTCTCCAATCATTTTTAAAACTCTTTTCAAAAGCTTCTTGAAATGATGCTTCAATATCCCAACTAATACCTAGTGTTTTTTGCAATTCTCTTGTATTTTTTATGTAAGCTTCTTTTATAAATTCTCTTGCTAACTTTTCTTTTGTTTCATCTTCTAAAATATAATTTTTATTCATTCTTTCTAAGAACCATTTAGGAATATTCCTTTTCCCATTTTCTATCGAAGAGAGATATGGAATTGATATCTTTAATTTACTAGCCATATCTTTTAAGCGCTCCGAATTGTAAACTCTTATTATTTTTAATATAGTTTTTATTGAATTGTCTTTTATTTCCATATCTGCCACCACTTTTTATTTTTTAATTCTTCCAGTAATGTAATTACTATTTCCATATCTCTCTCCTCATCTTTCTTTCCATTATTTCCTCTATTTGTACCAATCGATAATGAATGCTAGTATTAATGTTAACATTAATGCTAATCCAACTAATCCAATCATTAATATCAGCGGTATAAATACTGCTTCTACTTCTTCCATATCTGCCACCACTTTTTATTTTTTAAGTTTTCCAACTCTAATTTTAATTCAGCATTTTCATATAAAAGTTCCCTATTTGCTCCAGCTGCTCTTTTCCAATTGTCAAGAAATGTATCTCTATTATTTTTTATTATTTTTCTAATCTCCTTCAAAACTTCTTCTTTGCTACCTAAACTTCTTGAAGGTATTCCCTCTACTCCTGTTTCTTTTTTTAAAAATGTATATATTTTTCTAAGTTCGTCTCTAGTCATTTTATCCTCCCTAATTTAAATATCCACAAAATCTTATTTTTTTATATTTTTCTGGAAAATCTGTATTTATATTTTTAAATTTTCTCCTTACTTTTTTCTTTCCATACTTTTTATATTCTTTACCTTCCAATTTTTCAATTTGCTTCTGGCTTTGCCTGCAATAAGCTACATAGCCTTTTTTCATTCCAGTCCTCCTATGCTATGCACTCTTTTTTTAAATTATTTAATATTTCAGGGTATTTCCTCATGTTTATTTTGTTGTTTTTTAGCCATACTTTAAGATGGTATTTACTAGGTAAAGTCTGTTCTAAGTTTACCAGCCTATAACCTAAGCAACATTCATAAAAAACCTTATATTTCCCATCTGGTAAAATCTTTATATTCTTTAACAAGATAGAATCAAGTATTCTGTTATCCTCTTCTATCATCTTTCTTTCACCTCTTGAATTTCACCTCTGAAATTAAAGTAAATTTTCGTTAGTTCAGAATTTCTATTTTTCAAAACATCCACTTCTAAAAGAGTTCTGTCTGCTTCTTCTTCGTAATAAGCTTGCCTATATAGCCCAATTATTATGCTGGCGTCTTGTTCTATTTGCGTGGAACCCCACATTTCTGTGGGCACTGACTATATCTTAACTAGTTTTAACTAGCAACACCCATTTCAAGTTGCGTGTCAATAGCAACCTTACTCTCCCGATACGGAGATAGTCGATACAGGTTTCAATTAAATCTCCAAGAATATCCCAATGAACTTTTGTATTTCCCTAAACAGCAACTGCGAACACCATTTTTTATTGTTTTAGTGCTCACATTTTCATATTTAGAATCTTGTTTTATGAAATTTATTATCTCTTCATAGGTATTAAAAACTTTTGATCCATTAGTTATATTTAGATTCTTCTTTATAGAAGCTTCTCTTCCAAGAGCTAACCCTGTTTTATCAATATATCTTCTTAAAACTTTTACAGAATGAATTATATTTTCTTTAGCAGTACACCATTCTAAATTACTAATCACATTGTTTTTTCTGTTCCCGTCTTTATGATTAACTTGTGTTTGTATCTCATCTTTTTCTAAAAATGCTATTGCAACTAGAATGTGAGTTGAAAAAATTTTACTTTCTCCATTTTTAGACAAGTGTACACATAAATATCCATTTCCTCTGCCTATTTGTTTTAATATTTTTTCAGCTTGATAATATCCAGAAGCTCCATTTTTTCTAAAACTTCTAAGTCTTTTGACTCTACCTAAGTTACTTACTTGATATATATTTTCATAATCTTTAACATTTTTCCATATTTCTTTCATATTCTCAACCTCCTATCTTCACAGGAGATTTAATTGTTTCCCACGGGATTGCCTTCAACTTAATGGTCAGGTTTCCCCGTTAGCTACTTAATTAAGTAACCCCACTGACGAGTGGAAAAGGTGTAACAGGCAATTTTATTTACCACTATCCCTTAAATCTGATAATACAGGATGTCTGTCAGCTCTACTTTCCACGGTTCTTGATAATTGAGCCAATGCTATAACTACTATTCCAAGCTCTTTAGCTAGTTTTTTAAGTGAAATTGATATGTCTGTTACTTGTTCATATCTACTGCCTTTTACTGCTGATCCTAGTAATTGCATATAGTCAACAATGATATAATCAAGTCCATTTTGGTCTTTCTCTACTTTGCATATTTCAAGGATTTTGTTTACTGTAAAGTTCCCAGTTATGATATTTAAATTGTCTCCAAGCTTTGCAAGTTCTGTACTAGCCATATTCAAATACCCATGAGCCTTTTCTGGAAGCTTTAAAAATCCTTCTGTACTTTTTAGAAAATTAAGCTGTACACCAGACATTTGTGACATGATTCTATTTATTACTTGTTTTTCTGACATCTCTAAGCTAAAGAAAATCCCTTTATTGTTGTTTTTAGCTAGGGATAAGGCTTGTGATAGTATAAATGCCGTTTTCCCCATTCCAGGTCTTCCTGCAATTATTACTAGATCCTCAGCTTCCATTTGAACATATTCATCAAACCTTTTCCAACCTGTTTTTAATGGATTTTTAGGTGGATTTTCTATGTTTTTATAATATTCATAAACTACATTTTTCAAATTCAATTTCTTCACAGTCTGGCTTTCTCCTAATATTTCATCACGGATATTTGAAACTTCATTTAAAAGTTCCTCATTTGTTCCCAGTTCTGTGGCTTCCAGTAACTTTTTTTTGATATAGTCTTGTTTTAAGTCTTTAATATACAAGTCTAACCTTTCATTATAAGCCTCTATTTTATCAATTTTATAAGCTATTTTACCATCGTTTTCTGTTAGCAAAGAAGCGTCTATAAGCTCATTATTAACCATTCTTAATTTACATCTTTTTAGAATTTCATTAGCTTCCTTGCTAAACATTTTACTTGGAATAGATAGTATTTTTTCTTGATCTGCTTTAGATATACCCAACAGTAACAAGCAGTATATTATTTTAATTTCAGAATCCATTTTACGCACCTTCCCCTATTTTTTCATCAAAGAATATCCATCTTATAACCCCAGTATCATCCTCTCCAATATAAGCATTTGTTTCATCAGGTATACGTTTAACTGTACATCCAGTATTACTAGAAACAGGCTTGACCTCTGGTTTATCTTTGTAAGCATCTGCCAGTATTAGATCTATCATTGATTTTACTGAAAAATTGGTTATAGTAGGCTTACGCTTTTTATCTTCTCCTAACAAAAACTTAGATTCTGATATTTTCTTTAGTAGCAATTCCATATCTACTTCTCTGTATTTGCTAGGTAATATAACATTTTCTACTCTGAATTTATCTAAACCAGTTGACTTTATTACAATTTCCCTTAACTTATTTAAATTATTTTTAAATTCGATTGATGATGAGTCCGTAGGACGAACTTCTTTTGGTTCATCTAACTTTTTTTCATCCTCTATCTTATTTAGTTTATCTAACTTAGTATCATCATCTTTCTTTTTATAGTTATTCTTATTATAATTATTCTTATTAAAGTTATTCTTACTAGCGTACAGCAACTCTGTACTACTGTCGGTACAGACCTCTGTACTAATGGTAGTACAATCTTCTGTACTACTGTCAGTACAACTTTCTGTACTAGTACAATCTTCTGTACTAGTACAATCTTCTGTACTTCTGACCTTTAGATAATAGATACTACTAGAACTAAAACATCTAACTTTTTCAATCAGATTAAATTTTTCTAAGTCCTTTATATTGTTTGATACAGTTGTTCTACTTGTACACTTCAAATCTTCCATAAGTTCCTCGTATGAGTATTTGATATATACCTTTCCTTTTTCATCTATCCATTTATTTCTGGCTGATAATCTAGTTCTTTCATACATCAAAACATAAGTTTTAAAAGCCCCTATCGATATCTTTCCTTCTATCAGTAAATCCATAAGCCATTTTGGAACTTGGTAATATACCATACTATCTAAATCATTAGCTTCTATACTTCTCATTGTTACCTCCTTTTGAGAGGGTTAATTGCTGGTTAATCCTCTCTTATTTTTATTTTGTAACTGTCCACCACAATGAAGATTAACCAGCTCCAAAGTGATGAACAGATATAAAGTAAAAATATATATATATTATTTTTGTTAATTCGTGTATAATAATTACTATGAAGACGAAATTTCCTAAAATTAATTCTTCGTATAACTAAGCCCACACGGGCTTTTTTATTTTAAATGGCTATTTTCTAATTCTATTTTTAAAAAACAGCCATTTTTTTAAATTAGCTCAACTGTTTCCAGCTGCTTGGACTAACTTTTTCAAATACATGAACATCATATACATGGTCACCTTTTTGTTTCCAAGTACTTAACATCTCCTTGCCATCTTTTGTATAGTAAGAGTGTTCATTTGTTGCGTACTCTTGTAACTCGCACACAGCTTCACTAATTGTGTCTCTTACCCCTTTTATAAGCTCCGGATCACAACCTACAGTCACATATAATCCATCTTTCTTTTCTGGTATTACGTCCAGAGCTTCTTCAGTCCAAACTTGACCAAACCCTTCTACGACATATCCTTTACCTTTTGCAGTTTCATATATTGCTTCTATTTTTCCGCCTTTACCTTCAAATAAGCCAATTCTAAATTTAACTCTATCTCCTATTTTAATCATTGGTTCCTCCTTTTATCTTTATTTAAGCTTTACTATTTGTTTATAAAACTTATTTAGAAGCCTTTCGTGATACTTTATATATCTAAATTTTGAAAGGCTTTAAAATCAATTCTATAAGTTTACTTTTCCTCCTTAAAGGGTTATAATAATAATGCAACTCATTTTTATAACAAGGAGGTGAATATTATGGCTAAATTTTATATCAACACTGTAACTCATGAAGTTCATAAAGACTCTTGTGATTATGCTAACCCTTCTAAATATCCTAATATAGTTTATTTAGGAGATTTTGATTATCCTTCGACTGCAATAAGTTATGCTAAGAGAAACGGATATTCAAATGCTGATGGCTGCTATTATTGCTGTAACCAATCTCACACAAAGTAACACTTCAAGTAAAGGGGAGATTATATCTCCCTTTTAAAATTTTATAACTTCTATTGGGATATCAATTTCATATCCTGACCTTACTAATTCCTCATAATGCTTTTCTGTTAAATACCCTTTTGGATTATAACAAGGTACACATCTTGGATCATATAGTAATATTGGAAATTTAGCTTCTCTGTCTATAGCTTTCATAGTTTCCCTTATTAAAATCTCTATCATCCATTTAGGATATTCTCTTTCATTCCAACCAGAACCTATTTGTATCCAAGCGACATTATCTTCAAGTGTTCTATCTTCTTTATATCCTTTGCAACAGCCCACAGTTCCAATTTTATACTTATTCCAAAGTACACTTATTATATCTGCCATTTCATCATCTATAGCTACTTCTCCAGTTTTTAAGCTTCCGTCTATTGTTAACAATCCTAGATATTTGGGTATTTTTATTAGTTTAGTTGTTTTATCATGATTTAAATTCTCCACCACTCCACCCCCCCCTCTTTCATTTGACCTTACCCCTCCAAAAAGTTATAATATATTCGCCAAAACATTTTATATTTAAGGAGATGATTAAGTATGGAATTTCTTCCTATAAGTTTTGAAACAATTTTAAATATTCTCAATAAAAATAAGAATAAATTAAATTTTGATGATATTTTTTTTCAAATTAAAAATAATCCAAAATATAAAATTGAAGCAATAGAGCTATATCCTATACTGCATTCTCTTCTTAAAGACGGATATATTAACAAATATAACTCTAAAAATTCAGTGTTTAATTCACATTTTATTGAACCTGACGATATTCTCTATATAACTACCAAAGGGAAGCTCTATTTAACAAATGTTACTTTTACTAAAGAACATATTGATAGAGAAAAAAAGCATGTTCAATTAGCAGAAGAGGCTAATCTTATAGCTAAAAAAGCTAAAAAAGAAGCTAAATTTGCTAATTATGTAGCCATTTTTTCTTTGCTTATAGCTATAATTGCCTTATTCAAAAAATAACTTATATATTAAAACAGTAATTGCAAAAACTAGCGAGAAACTTGAAATTGCTAAGCTTATATGAACACTTTTCCTATATTGTTTAGCAGTTTCTAAATTTTCTTCTGCAATCCTCAATTTTTCTTTTGATAGTTCCTCCATTTGTTCTTCATAATTCTCCACTCTCTCACCTCCCTTCTACATTTTTGTATATTATTATTGACATTTATCCTTATTTGCATTATATTATATCTATAAATATATATAATTACATACAAGGAAGTGGTAACCGTGAATGATAAAAAGATTTCTCTAGAAAATCAGATTAAAATATTAACTGCAATAAAAAAAGCTTGTGAAGTTTTAGAAGAACTTTAATACTGAATTTTCCGAAATTATTTTTTAAAAAAAAATGAAACACCAAGAGCTTCATCTATCATTCTCATAGTTCCAGTAGTGATGTTTTTACCAGCTTTTAAACTATAAAATGCTGATGTAAGTGTCGAAATTGGAACTTTTGTTTTTATTGCCATTTCTGTAAATGTCAATTTTAATTCTTTTCTTTTTTTCTCTATTTTATTGTATAACTCTATATTTTCTTTTGTTATATTTTTATTTAATTGTTTTCTCTTCATATCTCCCTCCTTATATACATATTACTGTTTTTTCAGTAATATGTCAAGGAAAAATATTTTACTATTTAGAATAAATTCAACAAAAAAAATCACACCTGTTAAAGTGTGATGGTTTTTTGAAAAAATTATTTTAAATATATTGTTGTAGATGGAATTTCTTTTAATTGTTCAGGTTTATTAAATTCAATTTTTGTAACACTTGTAGCAATATACCAATTAAGTCCAAAACCAGCAAAAGAAAGAATTATTGAAACATATAATGCAATGAGTGTATATTCTAAATTTTTTTGTTCTACAGTCTTAAAATCCATTTCTGCCAACTCATACAGTTTTGAGGTAATATAAAAATCTGAGTCTAAATTATTATAAATTATCTGTATTACTGAAGATTCTAAATTAATTTTAGTTAAATTTTTCATATTACGAATATTATATTTATATTCTTCTTCGTGTTCATTTGTATTTTTATCATTTTTTATAAATCTAAACACATTATGTTGGCTTAGATTTTCAATTAAAAAAAATAATTCATAAAGTTTAATTTTATCTTCTATAATTTTTTCAGATTGAATATATATACTATCTTTTTTCATGATTATACTAAAACCTTTAAATCTTTTTTCTAAAATTGTCTCAAATAATTCTTTGAATAAAATTTCTGTTCCATCAATATTAAACCTAACAATGTCTTTTATTATTTCTCTTTGGTTTCTGCTAAAAGTCATTTCTGTTCTTCCTTAAAATCAAGTTCTAAATTATCACTAAAATATTCAAATTCTGCATTCAAAAATTTTTGCATATATTTTTCACTTATCCCATTTTTCCCATTTTTATTTTGAACAATAACTATTTTTTCTATTTTATATCTATCCTTTAAAATATCAATATCCCTGACAGCCTCTAAAAAATGTACTTTATTATTTACCCCTGTTAATAATTTACTTTCTCCCACATAATATTCATTATTATCTGAAGCTAAATTTGAATTCTCTTCTTTTAACTTGTCTATTTTATCCAAATTTAATTTATTTTTTAAATTATAATATTTCACGAACCGTTCTATTTCAGCTGAAAAAACTCTTTTTCTATCTTCTGGTTTTAAATTATTTATAACATAATCATATACATAATTGTAATACCTTATCACAGAGAAAAGATAAAGAAATATATCTTCTCTTAAGGTATCTATATCTGAATATGAAATAACTTTCTCTTGTAACAAAGTATTGTTAATTCCATTATCAATTATGTAACTTTTTTCAATTGCCTTTATTTTATCATTATTAGAAAGATAGTTTTTTCTTAAATTTATGAAATTTATCTTTTCTTTTAAAGCTCCCTCTATTACTAAGTGTAACCTATTCTTTAACACTACTTTATCTTCACTTTCTAATTTTATGATTATATCAACTGCATCTCCTGTATTCAAAAATAAAGGTAGCGATAGTTCAAATTCATTCCTAGCAAATTCATCACAGCAAATCAAATTCTCATAAACTGGGATTATTACTTTTTTTAAAATAAATTCTTTATCTTTTTCCAAAACTGCTACCTCCTTTTTAAATTTTAAGATTTTCATAATTTAAACATATATTATTATACTTGTGTTTTCTTAAAAAAGCTACTATTTTTTCTTGAATATTTTCTTCTGGTTTTTGAAACAATTTCTCTAGTTCAATGCCTTCGGCAGAACCTGGCAAAGTGCTCATACAATGGTGCTGTACTTCTCCATTATCATTAATTTTATCTACTTCAATTCTCCAATACCTTTCTTCTCCAGATTTCTTCATTCTTTTAAAAAAATTCAATTCTTTTTTACTGCACAAAATCATTATCGAATATCTATTTCTATCCTCATAATAGTAAAATTCAAAATGAAACACCATATTCTCAGCTTTTTCTTCACTTATGTGATCTATGACTAATTTGTCGCATTCACACCTATCTTTACTGGTTAAAGGAATTTTTAAATCTCCACTTTCTGAAACTTTAAAATCATTCATTTTCTTTCTTTTTAATTTACTTTTTTTTAAATCTCCATTTTTTAGCGTTGTTATATTGTATTTATCTATATTTTTAAACTCAAGATATCTAATTTTTATTCCTCCTTTTTTTATTAATTTAAGTTCTTCACAATCCCCCCTCATCTCAGGACTATTTTAGTTTTTCTATTTTATACTTTCTATGATGCTATTCAATTCTTCTATTTTCTTTTTAACTTTTTCATATTTATTTTTTCTTAAAGCTATTATTTCTAGTTTTTCTGAAATTGATTTTAAAAGTTCTTTCGCTTCATCTTGACTCAGATCAGAAAATAATAAGTTGTAAACAGCTTTATAGTTTTCCAGATCTTTTATTTCATCAGCTAGTTCATTTTCTTTTTTAACACTTTTTAACACACTTAGCATATCTTTATTTTTTTCCTTTAAGTTAGAAACAGTTTTTCTCAAAGAATCATCACTTTTGCTCAATGCCCATTCCTCTCTTAATAAAAGTTCTTCTTCTCTGTTTAATTCCAAAGTTGTTATTATAACTTCTAACTTAGATTTAGAAGGTAAGTATCTATTCTTTTTTAAATCTGACATATACCCAGCTGAAATTCCAGTAATATCTCTAAACTTTGCTACTCCTATATTTTTCTTTTCCATCAATTCTGTTAATACTTCTCCAAACATTTTTATTCTCCCCCTTATCACTATATATCAAATTATACACAATAAAAAAGATAAATAAAATTATTTACTGAAAAAACAGTAAAAAACTATTGACATATTACTGAAAATTCCGTATAATAAAAATATAGAAAAAAATTTAAAAAAATATTACGGAAAAATCAGAAAATACAAAACCCCAAACCAAAAAGGAGGAAAGATGGAAAAATACACAATTTCACATTCAACATCAGTAGGAGACCCAGACTTATACATCATATGGGATGTTACAGGTAAAGAGCGTGAGCTATATTGCTTCTTTTCAGAGGAATACAAAGATGAAGCTTATAGAAGATTAGATGAATTAAATAAAGGGCTGTAATAGCCCTATAAGGATGGAATGAAACAAATAATTTAATTTTTTATAGGTCTCTTACAAGTTAAGGGACTTACTAAGAAATTAAAAGGAGGAAATATATGAAATGTAGTTATTGCGGAGAAGAAATATGCCAAGATGAAGAGTTTTACATTGTGGATGGTAATATTTGTTGCATCGAATGTTGTCAGAAGGACACTCATATCTACTACACAGTTTGTGATAATACTTATGAAGAAGATGAGGTAATTCCTTTTGACACAAAAGAAGAAGCTATTATATGGTATGAATCAAGAATTTCTTATTTTGAATACGAAATTGCAAAAATAGAGCAATTAAACGTACCATACAAAGATGATTATATTGAGCGATACAAAAATGAAATAGAAGAGATACAGCAGTTAATAGAGATATTGAAAGCTGAAGCTGAGGAGGAAGAATATGTGGAAATGTAAGGAGTGTGGCGATGAAATAATATGCGATGTTAGTGGTTGGGGGTTTGTTGATAAAAATGGACAAATAGAAGAGGCACAAGATTTTGAATTAGAAAAATATAGATGTTCTGAATGTGGAGCCGAAAGTGAAAAATTAGAAGAAATAGCAGTTTGGGAGGAATAGTATGTGGATAACATTTAAGAGTGAGTCATATGACGGAATTGAGAATGATGAAATTCAAGTAACAGCTAAAATTAATTTAGATAAGATAGAATATATAATTTTCTTTGAAGAAAAAATAGAACTTTACCCAACAATAGAAGAAGCTTTCTATACAATAGATAAAGTTTTAAATAAAAACTTCGAAGAAATAAAGCAAAAATTAATGGAGTTATAGGAGGGTAAATAATGAAAGCTTTTAATAGCAGAAACAGAAAAAGCAAGCTAATAGTAAGATTTTTAAAAGGTGTAGGAAGCGTATCATTGACAAGCCCTATGCTTGATAACGGAATAGCTAAAAAGAAAGATAATGGAATGTCATTGAAACGTGCTGGTTTTGGTTGTAGACCGCTAGTATGGAAACTTGCTGATTTTATAGGAAATAGAGGTATTATTCTTAACATTAGCATGAAAAGAAGTCCATACGGTATATCGAATGCACAAGCTTACTTAAAGGAAATGCAAAGTATGGAAGTGTCAAGAAAGGTAGCTAGTAAATGGCTGAATGACTATGAGACTGGAAACGGTAACAGGTATAAAGTTTATTGTTGGGTTTCGAGAAAAAATAAGTAATAAAAATCCCCACTCAACCGAAGTCAAATGGGGTAAACGATATGCTATATATCGTCCAGCAAACTTATTAGTTTGGGAGGATTAAATAAAAAAAGCCCCATCTAACCCAATGTTAAACAGGGGAGACGATAAAAGCTACAATATCGTCCAACAAATTTATTATATCACATTGTATTAAAAAGAGCAAAAGCTCTCTTTCGAGAGCTAGTGCCTTTAGTCTATACACATATTATCGCATCGAAGGAAAAAATTTCCTTTGACAAATTATAGCATACAAATATAAAAAATGGAAGTAGGATTGATAACTATGAACAAAATAATAAACTTCATATTAATGGTAATAGCAATAATAAGCATAGGTTACTCAATTGAGTTAATTTCTATTAGAAGAGAATTAATGTTAGCCTTATTAGAATGGCTTAGGGGGAATATATGAAGTTCATTTATGACTTAGGAGCTATGATTACAATATTTTTAATTGTATTGATGTTTATTTTGGAGGTTGCAAGATGAAAAAAATAATAGTAACATATAGACTTTTAAAAAATACAGAAGCTTTAAAAGATCTAGGTTGGAAAGGTGTACTTAGATTAGGAGGGTGGATATAGATGAAAAGAGAAGTAGGAAGTTATTATGACCCACCAGAAGATGACGGAATAGATACAAGTGAGATTGAAGATTTAGAATGTGGTTGGTTTTTTAGGGAGGTTGAAAGAGAATGGAAGAACTATTAAGAGCTATAAAATATCTACATTTTGCAAAAGAACAAGGAACAATAACGAGTTACAACATTATAGATGAGGAAGAAATAGAATTTAAATTTAAGATAAATGGCTTTGAAGAAGGAGACAGTTGCAGTATTGAGGAATACAAAACTATAGTTGGAAGAATAAGAGAAGCAGAAACAGAATATTGGCAAGGCGTAAAGGAAGATAATGAGCTTATAGAACAGTTAAATAATAACTATGCTTCTGTATGTTGTGGGTGATCACATGAAAGATGTTGCAAAAGAATTATTGTCCTTAGCCGAACTTATAAAAGAATTAAAGAGTAGGGAATTTGATAAAAAATATCCTATGACATATAAGGAAGGTTGGATAAGGTTTGAGGAAAGAGTAAAGCAACTAGAAATTGAAATAGAAGATTTTAGAAAGGAGAATAAAAATGAAATTTAGAAATTTAAAAGCAGAGGAAATAGATGTTAAGCCCCAAACTGTGAAAGAAAATGGTTTTTCTTTGTTGCTGTATAAAGACGCTAGATGTGATATGAACATACTTGACGAAACTGTAGGAGCTATGAATTGGAAAAGAGAGCATAGCCGTGATAATGCAAATTGTATAGTTAGTCTGTGGGATAACGAAAAACAACAATGGATTAGTAAAGAAGATACTGGAACTGAAAGTTTTACAGAAAAAGAAAAAGGCTTAGCTAGTGACAGTTTTAAAAGGGCTTGTGTAAATTGGGGAATAGGTAGAGAGCTATATACTTCTCCTTTTATATGGATAAGTGATAAAAAATATTTGAAGAACTACAATAACAAAATTTCTATAACTGATAAATTCAAAGTTCTTGATATAGAAGTTGAAGAAGGAGTTATTACAAAATTAACAATTGGAGATAGTAAAAATAATGTAGTCTACACATTTGATAAAAATAATAAACAACAATTTCCAAAATTTAAGTTTGAACGTGATGATGTTATAGAGAAAATTAAAAATAAGATTGGGGATAATATGGAAAATCTTGAAAAAGTATTGAATTCTTATGAAGTTAAAGGGTTGCAAGAATTAACTGATGAACAGTTAGAAGATTGCAGAACAAAATTAAAAATTAAGTAAAACAGGAGAATAAACATGGCGTATACTAGAGAAACGCAAAAATTGATCTATTGGTTATTTGCTTCTTACAGCAATTTCAGGGAAGGGAGAGAGCCAGAAGCCTCTCCTGCTCCATATCCTTTATATGAAGCTAAGAAGGACCTTAAAAAGAAATATATAAAAGCTACAGGTTATAAACCTAATAAAAAGCCATTAGAAGAGTTCTTGAAAGTTTTGATTGATACAGTAGACCTAGAAACATTTAATAAGCTATCTAAAGCTTATATAAAGTCAATACAGGACTTTTCAATCAACCATGAGGACTTTAGTTTGTGTCTCTCTCTAATAAGCCAAGAAAAGGCAAATAGTCTTGTAGGGTTTATGTTTGATTTCTTACTAGAGAACAATATCCCAATGAGGCAAGAGCTTATTGATCTATACAGTAAAACACAAAATGACAGATATATATTCGCTCTACTGCTCCATAAAAAATGTTGCATATGCGGAAAAGAAATAACTGGGCCTCACCACGTAGATCGTGTGGGTACTGGCGGATATAAAAATGATACTGGATTAGATAAAAGACTATCTCCACTTTGCCCTTATCATCATGCAGAAATTGAAGATGGAGAATATACTACTGAGGAATTTGAAAAGAAATATCCTACTTTTGGATATAAACTGTGTAATGAAAAAGAGATAGAGAAACTTAAAAAAGTATATAAACATCATTTCAAGGGTTATAAAAAGGAGGAATAATGCAAGTAGAAATATACAATGGAATAGATGCAGAGAAACCAGTTGATATTATTGTAGTTTTGGGAGGGATAACTAATGAATAAAGCTAATTTAGATATGAATATATTCACTATGGAGTGGATCACTGTCAATAAAGTAGACAAAAAATGACATAGTTTAAGAAGAATTGTTG